ATTCCAGACCTTCTGATCGACTTGGATCAGTAGAGGGAGACACATGGACGACATCGTTGAGCGACTGAACCGCGCCGGTGATCTGGCTATCCCCGGTGAGCCGTGCGCAATCTTGTACGACGCGGCGAATGAGATCGAGCGCCTGCGGCTTGCCATCCGCCGCCTCGCGGAGCAGGACGCCACGCTGTCGGTGCAGGGTGGCAACGTGACGGTGACGATGGATGGGACGCTCACCGACGAGGAGCGGGAGGCGATTGTGGCGGCGGTTGCATTCTTCTCTCGCGGCTACGGCACCACCGCCGACACGCTGCGGGGGCTGCTGGAACGGCTTGGCCCCCAGCCGTAAGAGAAAAGCACCAGTTTTCGTCGCTTCTGGAATATGGAAGGCTAGTCCAGCCATTCCTTTATGCCATCCACCAGAAGGGCAATCCCCGCGACCGTCAGGATCACCAGCCAAGTGGTGACGGTTACTGCCGCGGAGAGTCCGACGCAGTACAGAGCTATCTCAAGCACGGCAGCTGCCATGGTTGCTCCTTTTCTTCCACGCATAGAGTAGTGGTGCTGCCGCCGCGAGGAGGACGATAGTCACGGGTTCCGGCACGGCGACCAAGTCAGCGCCGACTGCCGAGATGGTCACGTTCGAGTCGCTGTTTCTGTCGCCGCCCATCTGAGTCGCCAGCTGGAACTGGAGCAGGAGCGGCCCGCCGCCAGCTGCCACGGTGAAGTCAGCCCTGAATCGCACATCCTGACCCGTGTACACCGTGACAGGGTCGTACTCGGCCCCAAACGCCATGATCCGGGTCGTGCCGCCCCACGAAGTCCCGTAGACCGTGTAGACAGTGTCGTCGGTGGCGCTAGGGAGCACCTGCATGCGGAATCCCTCGTATATCGGGCTGTAGGGCAGCGGGTAGTGCTGGACACCGGCATTGGTCGTGGTGCTGGCGCTGACCTTATAGCCCGGCTCATGCCACGCGAACTGACCCATCGACCGCACGGGATTGCCGGTGGTCAGGTCGGACATGTTCCGGTTGATCAGCGACCCGGTGCCCGAGTACTGCGCCGTCATCAGTGACCCGGATGGATAAGCACCCCACAGTGCGAAGTCGTCGTAGGCCGTGAGATCGATGGTCGCCAAGTCCACGAACTGCGTGGACTCAGTCACGTTCACGCTGACGATGCCAGCTGCCGCAGGGCTGGCGAAGAGGATGGCGAGCAGGCAGAGAAACTTCTTCATGTAGCACCTGTGGGAGGTAAGCAGGTGCTCGGGTATTAGTGTTATGGCCTCCGCGATGAAGAACGATTCATCCTATTTTCTAGGCGTTTTCGCACCCAGCGCGGAATGTTCGCAAGCGCGAGGACAGTGATTGCGAAAATGAGCAGTGACATCGAGGAGTGCTCCGGTATCGGCGTGACGGGGAAGAGGACAGCGGGGGTTATGGGTGCCCCGCCCATTGCCTGCGCAGCTGAGTACTGCGCACTGCCTACCGTCTCGATCCAGTAGTTCGGATCACCGAGCGGCGGCATTGAGAACAGCCCGTAAGGGTCTGAATACCAATGCCCGAGGTCACCAAAGAAACCTCTCTCGTTCTGGATTGCTCCATCTGGAAGCGTCGTCGGCGCGTAGTCGTTTATCCCCACACATTGTTTCTGGCTGCGAAACGCAAATTCAAAAAACCTTTGACCTAGCGTGGATGATTACAGCATGTTGGTTGATGGCCCTTTTCATGGAGGTGATCAATGATCACGGTGACGATTGTCGGAAACGTGGGGAAGAAACCCGAGGCAAAGGCCACGAGCAGTGGAAAGCTCATGTGCCGCTTCGGTGTGGCGAGCACCAAGAAGGTCGAGGGCAAGGAGCCGGTCACCAGCTGGGTGAACGTCCTCGCTTTCGCAGAGCAGGCGGAGCAGGTTGCCGAGCGGCTCAATCAGGGCGACCGGGTGGTCGTCACGGGTCGTCTGGAGGTGGAGAAGTACACCAACAAGGACGGCGTCGAGCAGACTTCGGTCACGCTGCTGGCCGATGAAGTGGGGATTTCGCTGCGGTTTCCGCCCAAGGGCCAGCAGCGGAAGGCTCCGGTCGCGGCCGGTGAAGAGGAGTGGGCTTCGCCTTTCTAGTCATGTCGTTGCCCACCGAGCGCTGCCGTGCGGTCAATCAGACCTTCATCTTTTTGGAGTCTCTGAGCGACCCGCGGCAGACGCCGGGGGTGCCGCAGTACATCAGGGACAGGGCACGAGCCTGTTCCCGCTGTTACCCGTGGCCGTTTCACATGAGGGTAGCTGCCGAAGCCTGCCCCGAAATCTTCGCGATGGAGGAGTGTGGTCATGGAAGACCTGCTGGCAGAAGCCAAGCGTGCTGTGGAGAGAAGCGACCCTGCACTGGCAAGGGCTGCTCACACGCTGATTCCGCGGATGGCGGAAGAGATCGTCAAACTGAGAACACGCCTAGACGAGGTAGATGGGCATGGCTGTGGCCGCGGCAACTGTGGAATCAAGAGAACGGCTAGCAAAGCTGCTGGAGCAGAACCGGAAGCTCCAGCTGGAGATACGCCGCCTGCGGGAGCTTCTGATCAGTGCAGGCTACCCGGTGGAATGACCACGTTCGAGGACATCAAGGCGAACCTCGCAGAGATTAATCCCGAGGCATTGCTGGCTGACGGCCTCGAAGACGCCCTCATCGGCTACACGCTCAACCACCACGGCCCGACTCGTGCCGTCTACGACTACTCGCTGTGCATCAAGGTGCTGATGGATCGCGACGGCATGGACGAGGAGGGAGCCGAGGAGTTCTTGGACTTCAACACCCTCAGTGCTTACGTGGGCGATAACGGCCCGATCTACGTTTACGCATGGAGGCGACGATGAGCGACCGAGACGAGCGTCCGCTCGAATACCGCAACCTTGCAGAGTCCGACCGTGACGTTGCAGTGCTCGCGGCAGAACGCCTGCGGAAGCAGCGCGACTACTGGATTCGCCAAGCGATGGCCTTCTCGGAGCACGCCGACAACATGCGGCTGGCCCTGCTGGAGCCGTGCAGTGCGCTGCTGTGCGAGCGCGGGGAAACGCAACGCCCGCAACCGGGAGAAAGCAACACTCCCATGCTCACCAGCGAGGAGCGGGAGGCGATCATGGTGGCCCGCACCAATCTCACAGAGACGGTGCGGCGCGGTCTTCAAAAGCAGAGGGCGTACATCCAAAGCGGCGACCTCGATCACGCAACTTTTCTGGAAGATGGAATAGCCGGTCTGGAAAGTGCCCGCGACACACTGAGCAAGCTGCTGGAGCGGCTCGCGTGACCGACATCGTTCGACAGCTGCGGGACAGCGTTACCCAGTGCCGGGCATTGGATCGCTCGCAGCTGCTGATGGCTGCCGCCATCGAGATCGAACGCCTGCGTGCCGAGTGCAAGAAAAAGAAACGAGCCGACAGGAGGAAGCGATGAGCGAGCGCCAGTATGTCGAGCGGATCGAGGAACTTGAGAAAGCACTCCACGATCTTCGCGTCGTGTATCACGCCATGCGGATCGAAAACCACACCTTGCAGCTGGACTGCCGGGCCAAGACCGAAGCCCTCATATCCATGAACAAGACGCTGGCGGAGGTCGAGCGGGCGAACGCTTGGGTTGACCGCCGAGATGCCCTGCCCGACCAGAGCCGTCAGTGCATGTTCTTCACGAACCACCTCGACGGCTTCATCTGGATCGGCAGGCGTGGGCTGCTGCCGAACGACGTTAGCCACTGGCGTTACCTGCCAGAGCCGCCGCTCACCTCGAAGCCCGATCCCGCATCTCTCGAAGAGTCTGAATGTTCTTCGTGATCTCGCCCTGCTTGCGAGAGTAGTCCTCGGCAGCTGTCTTCGGGATCGTGCTCGCATCGGGAGCCTTGAACGCCCCGGCCCCTTCGTGGAACGGAGCGGTCAATGCGGCAACGTAGTTCATCGGGCTGCTCAGTTCGTCACCAGCCTCCTTCGCCGCGGCGGTGCCGAGCTTCTTGAGTGCTCCGCCAGACCCCTTGACGACCGAAGCACCAGAGATCGCCGTGAAAGGATCGATGAAGTCGTGGAGCGTGTCTTGCAGCCACGCCGAGGCCGGGGAGTAGGTCGTGCCCTTCGAGGCACCGTACTCTTGGATCGTCGGCGGCTTGGACTTCTCGATGGCGTCGGCCCGGCTGGAGATGAACTCGCCCCGCTGTTCCGGCGTCAGTCCATCGGGAACCGTGGGGCTGGCTCGGTTGTGATCGAGCTTCGCCCACTCGTGCTCGGATGAGTCCGAGAGCGACGACAGCAGATTCTTGCCGCCCTTGTAGACCGAATTCGCAGCACCGGCCAGCGCCGGGATCACGCTGAACTCACCGGGGTCGCTGTGCTCTGGCACGTTCAAGATGTCTGGCTCGTCGGCCCGCTGCGCTCGGCGGCTGGCGTCACCGAACAGGTTCCCAAAGAAAGAGAACGCCGATCCGACCATCGTGTCACCGAGTCGGCCAGCGTTTTCGATGTTCAGAGAGTGCTGCGGGTAGTTCGCCCCGCCCAACCCGGAGTGGGCAGTCGGATCGTTGCCTGCTCGCTCGTAGTACCTGACCGCCTCTGCGAGTGCGTTCTTCCTGTTGTCCGCGAAGCTCGGCATCTTCGGCACGAGCGGTGAAGTGAACGCCGGGGCGGAACCCCAAAACGGGCTGACCGCGACCGGGTTGAAGTCTTTGTCTACGGCATAGTTCAGGCCGTTGCGGAATGTATTGGGGTCGGCCGGTACTCGTCCGACCACCGCGTTCAGGAGGTTGGAGTCCCTGAGTGCGGCGTAGACCTTCTGATCTCCGGGGCCGAGGGCGTACATGCTGCTCCCGGTCTGGTCTTCGAGTGCCGCTCGCTCGGACGGCGATATCCCCTGTGCATGGTTAGCCGCGGCGGCGGGGATGGCCTCATCCAGCTGGTCGATGAGGGCGGCGTGCTCTGCGTTGTTTGGGTCATAGTTCAGGAGTGCGTTGGCTGCCTCGTGTGCATTCGCGCCGGGAAGGTGCCTGCCGATGACATCGACTAGGTGTGCGTGCAGCCGCTGGTGATCGGACATTCGTCTGGCTCCTCTGATGGGCTTATGGCTGATTCCCTGCAATGCGGGCCATAACCCCATCAGACCCTCACCCCCGAGCCTATGAGGTGCCCTATGCGACTGACCGTAGTCGCCGTTCTGTTTCTGTCTCTTTCCACTTTCGCGAAAGCCGAAAACCGGCTGATCCGCACCGAGTGCAACGGCACCACCTGCCGTCGCGTCACCATCGGTAGCGAGTGGGAATATCGCGTGGTCGATCTGACCAATGCGGCCCGTCGCAAGCACGGCCTCCGCCCGCTGAAGGTCACAGTCGATCTGATGAACTCCGCACGCAAGTGGTCGGGAGTGCAGGCCCGTGAGCACCGCATGTACCACTCCGGGTGGAAGGGCATGGGGGAGAACGTCATTTACAACTACAAGTCGCCCGAGGCGCAGATGACTGCGTGGCTCAACAGCCCCGGTCACCGGGCGAACATCTTGAATCCGAGCTACACGACCATTGGCGTCGGCGTAGTCATGTCGTCCCGCAACGAACCCTACGGGACGCAGCAGTTCAAGTGATCGAGTAACCCTCACCCGAGCGAGGAACCCATGGCCGACGAAGAACTAGACGACATTCCAGAAAACGATTCCCCCGAGCAGGAAGCCCCGGAGACTGAAGAACAGTCGGAGGTGGCAGATGCACCCGAAGTCGCACAGCCCGAGGCAGCACCGCAGCCCACCGTGTGGGATGCTTTTAAGTCTCTGCCTGACTTCAAGGACGCTGACGAGAGGGCTATTGCTCAACGCCTCTACCAAGCTCTCGAACGAGAGAAAGAAGCAACACACGCTCTCTCCCAGTACCGACAGGTGCTCCCCTACGCCCAAGAGTACCTCAAGTACCGACCCGAGTTCGACAAGTGGCGAGCCGCCCAATCCCAGCCCGCAGTAGCCCAGCCGACAGCTGCCCCGGAGCAGAAGGAGAATCCCTTCTGGAATCCGCCGCAGCTGCGTGAAGCGTTCCGGCGGTACATCGTCAAGGACGAGAACGGACGGGACACGGTACATCCCGACGCCCCGCTTGACGCGAAGCACGCCATCGCTGAGTTCTTCCAGTACAAGCAGGACTTCGCTGACCGCTTCCTCTCGAACCCCGAAGAGACGCTTGCGCCCCTTCTTTCCAAGTACGCATCCGAGCAGGCACAGCAGATTGTGCAGGAGCGTTTGGAGGAAGCTGGACGCAACCAGTACGTGCAAACTCTGGAGCAGACCAACAAGGATTGGCTGTACGACCAGAACGGAAATGTATCAAAAGAGGGCGAGGCTGCCAGAACCTATATCGAACAGGCAAAAGCCTTGGGCATCTCCTCACCGGAGGCCCGATGGGACTATGCCTTGAAGATGGTCGAACGTGACCTTCTTCAGCAGGTTCAACAGGCTCAGGTGGTTCAGTCACAGCGTCAGGCATTCCAACAGCAACTGTCAGTCGCCCCGCAGGGTGTGATCCCGACGGCCCCTCAGCCGCCAGCACAGCCGCAGCGAAGTCAGGCAGAAGCCAACATGGAGTACCTGCGTCGTGCTGCATCGCGGACAGCCAGCCGCGCAGGTGTCACAACGAACAGCCCCGAAGCAGGACGCAAGGGGATGAATTTTACGGAGCACCTTCGCTCCACGCTTTCGGAAGACGGGCTGATCAACTAACAGCCACAACACGAAAAGGATAAGCTCATGGCGAGTACGACTGATTGGGCACGCGCGATTGGCACAACCCTGACCAATCACCTGCGGAACGAAGAAATTGCAGTGCTCCGCAAGTTCCGAATCTTCGCTGCTCTCGAAGGCTCGGGCAACGTGCTCACCAATCAGTCGGGCCGCGGCTTTTCGTGGGAAGTTCGCTTCCGCAACCAGCCGGTCAGCGGCAACAACGGCGAGACGCCGCGCGTCTACGCCCGCCAGAACCTGTGGAAGACGGCCAAGCTCGATTGGAGGGGGTATCAGTGCAATGATGCCATCCTGAAGCGAGAGATGCTGGAGAACCGTGGTCAGCAGGCGCTGATCAACGTCGCGGGCAAGATGGCCTCGCGTCTTCAGGAGTCGGTCGAGCAGCACCTCTCGCGTGAGGTGTACGTTGACGGCGATGCGCCGGGCAACGAGCTTCGATTCCAAGGGCTGGACTCCATGTTCGCGTATGACGGCACCGTCAACGTGGACACGGGCGAGAAGCGTGCCTACAACGCCGCCGATCCGTTCTGCTGGGCGAAGGACAGCTACGCCGGTCTGAGCACCGAACTCGGTGCCGAGGCTGGCTCGCAGCTGGAGAAGGGCAGCTGGCCCAACGTCGCCTGCGATGCCGAGTACGACTACTACACCCCGGTGATCTGTGCGTACAACAGCACGTTCTTCAAGGGCGCGACTCCGACTTGGAAGGATCAGTGCGTCGAGGCGGTGCGCGAGGCGGTTCACCAAACGAAAAGAAATGATTCTAAGGAATCGGCCGTCGATCTCGTGATCATCGACCGTCGCATGTACATCGACTACATGAACCGGCTCGACTCGAAGGAGCGCACGCTGGTCACCCGCACGAACGGCCTGAAGTCCTACGGCTTCAGCGATGTGTTCGAGCAGGACGGCGTCGAGATTTCGACGGAATATGCCGTCCCGACGGGCTGCGGCTACGGCATCAGCGTGGGCAACATGTACCTCCACTGCATGGAGGGACAACTTATTACGGCTGAAGGCCCGTACTACAACAACCACAATCAGGCATACGAGTACACGGCCTCGGTGCTCGCCAACCTGCGTTTCGTCAGTCCTCGTAACTTCTTCAAGCTCGTGGCCGCTGAGTAATCTCGACCACACCTCCCAAGGAACAGTTCCATGTCCTACACGTTCGATCCCGGTTTCGGTCGCGGTCAGGTGCTCGGCGCTCTGTGGGTTCACCCCATCGAGAAGACCGACCCGGAAGTGACCGGCGCTTCGCAGGTGCTCACCAAGAAGTCGTTCACCGATGTGGACGCCAAGACGGGTGCGGTTCTCAGCAATGAGATCGTGACCTGCGTGGCGGTTCGCAACGACACGGGTGCCGACCTCAAGGCTGGCGAAAAGACGACGGTCGCTGGCTACGAAGGCGTCGTGGACGAGTACCTGTCGAAGGACGTTCCCGAAGGGGAGGTCTTCTGGCTGGTGGTCGCTGGCCCGACGCAGACGCCGGTCGGAACCCGCGTTCGCCTGCAAGCTCCGACCCCGACCGAAGTCCCGCTCCCTGCCTGAGAGGTGCATCGATGAAGTCTGTTCTGTTCGCCCTGATCGTCTCGTTTGCGGCTGTGGCCTGTGCCGAAGAGGACGCGAAGAACCTCGCGGAACTCGGCAAGCAGGTTCACGGCATCAAGCACGAGGCTCGCGTCGAGAAGGCTTCGGCCTATCGCCGCTTCAAGGCTCGCAAGCTGGAGGCCCGTGCCAAGGGGCTGCGTAGCGAGAACGCTACCGCCGCCGCGAAGCTGGGCGCAAAGTAGTCGGTCTGACATGAAGGGCTGACCTGCGGGCGGCGGGATGACAGGAGGTCGCCCCGCCGCCCGTTTTCGTTGAGGAACGTATGCCAAACATCAACCCATACCGCGACCTTGCGAAGCTGGAGGGCGGCTCTTCGTCCGATCAGGACTACTCCTCGAACATCTCCTACGACTATTCGGGGGCAGACCTCGCCCACAAGTACGGTGCCCAGCTGGGTGAAGCCCGTGCTTCCCACGCCGACGCCCTGCTCCGCGACCCGATGTCCTCGGTGGCGACCGGCAAGCGGATCGGTGAGCTTGCCCGGTACATGCGGGCCTTCAAGGGTGGCTACAACCTGCCCGACCACGAGGTGCTGCCAGCTGCCCGCATCTCGTCTTTCCAAGAATCATTTGGCAACAAGCACAGCGGAAGTGGCGGAGCCACCTTCTACGACCCCGACCGCCTCCTCAGACCCCCGGAATCGAAGTAAGGAGAGAACGCCATGGGATACGTGAACACCGACCTCGAACAGGATTGGTGGGCCAAGCAGCAGCACTGGCTCATCCAGAACAACCAGAAGGACAAGGATGCGCTGGCTGCGCAGAACAACCCCAGCCTCTCGGCTGCCCAGCGTTCCGAGAAGCAGCTGGACTCGCAGAACGGGTGGGCGCAGATGGGCGCATGGGCGGATGGCCGTCAGTTGCAGCACGAGCGCAACCTCCAGAACTCGGCCATGGAGGAGAAGTTCTACGGCCACGACACCGACCGCTACACCGCCGACGCCCAGCGTCAGGGCGTGCAGTCGGTTGCCGGTGCCATCCAAGGTGGCATGCAGCCGATGGCCGGGATGGGTGGTGGTCAGGCCAATGGCTACTCCATCTCCGATCCCTCGGGCCAGCAGATCGCTCACGGCGGCGTGCTCGGCGGACTGATCGACCAGAACCATCCACAGAACCAGCCTCGCATGCAGAGTTTCCAGCGTAGGCGCTAATAGACCGGCTTGTGCCGGTCGCTCGGGGCCGCACCGGGGGGGACGCCCTCCGGTGCGGTTTCTTGCTGAGGAGGAGCAATGAGCACCGAAAAGACTTGCGAAGACTGCGGCGAGCAGCGTGAGGATACGCCGCTCAACTTCCCGGTCTACAAGAAGCGGCGGCAGAAGTGCCTCTCTTGCGTGGTGAAGATTCGTCGCCGGGCAGCTGACGCCAAGGCCGAGCACCGCTCCCGCAAGATGCAGCAGCTGGAGAACGCTGCTGTCGATGAGATGCTGAAGGCTGCCCGCCGCGGCGGCACCGACATCCCGCACTCCGCGGAATTGCTGGAGCAGGTCATGCACTGCTTCGGCGGCGTCAACGGGTTCTCGAACCTGCTGATGAAGAACTACTTCGACTCCAAGCCCGGCAGCCCGCAGCGGACGAAGATCATGGAGATGATCACTCGTCTGGTGACGACGAACGCCGATCAGGGCGGATCGAAGAAGCCGCTCACGTTCTGGTCAGAGGAGGAACTGAACGCCGAACTGGACGCCCGGCTTCAGCAGGCGGTGGAGCAGTACATGCCCGCCCGCCAGCTGCCGGGCCTGCCGCGCATGGAGGTGGATAGTGAAGCCCTTGCCGAACATCCCGGTAACGAGTAACTACGCCAAGGAGCGGCTGCGGGAGCTTCAGTCCGAAATCCACGAGCGTCGGATCGAGGCGCTCAAGCTCTACCGCCCCTCGAAGTTGCAGGATCAGGTGCACGCCTGCACCGCTTCCGAAGTACTCGTAATCGGCGGCAACCGCAGCGGCAAATCCCTCTGCACGTTCGTTGAGGATGCGAGGGCCGTCACGGGGCAAGACCCGTACAAGAAGTACCCCGAGAAGGATGGCGTGCTCGTCATCATCGGCCGGAACTGGACGCACATCGGTCTTGTCTGCGTGCCTTACCTCCTGCGTGCCGGTGCGTTCAAGATCATTCGCGACGAGCATGATAATCATTGGCGTGCCTATGACCCGGCCACCGACTCGGAGCGTTCCCATCTCGCGAAGCCAGCCCCTCCCCTCATCCCGCCAAGGATGATCAAGTCGATCAGCTGGGTGCTCAAGTCTGCCAACTACTGCAACAATATCGAACTGCACAATGGGTGGCGGATTCAGTTCTTTTCTGCTGAGGGAGAACCCGCGCAGGGCTATTCCGCGAACAGAATCCATTTAGACGAGGACGTGGGTAACGACCAAATCCTCCCCGAAGCGCAGGCTCGTCTCGCTGATCGCAAGGGCTGCCTGTGCTGGTCGGCCATGCCGCACTCCCGGTCGGAGTCGCTGCTTGGTCTTTCCGAGCGTGCCGACCGGGCCGAGGAGTCCGGTGATCCCAACCCCAGCATCAGGAAGTTCACGCTCCGCTTCCTCGACAACGCTTGGATCGACAACTCCGAGAAGGAGAAGATGATCCAGCGGTGGGCCGCTCAGGGGGAAGACGTTCTGCGGATGCGTGCCGAAGGCGAGTTCATCACCGACTCGGTTCTCGTCTACCCCAGCTTCTCGATGTCCATTCACGGCTTCAACCGCAGTGATCTGCCCAACGGGGCGAACATCCCCGACGAGTGGACGCGATACGCCGCCGTCGATCCGGGTCATCAGGTTACGGCAGTGCTGTTCATGGCCGTGCCGCCCGACAACTCCATGGTGCTCATCTACGACGAACTCTACATCCGGCAGGCGAACGCCACGCTCTTCGGGGAGAAGTTCGCGGAGAAGGTCAGGGGGCAGACCTTCTATCAGTGGATCATCGACATGCGAGGCGGGCGGCTCCGAGACATCGGCTCCGGTCGGCAGGTGGTCGAGCAGTACATGGTGGAGCTACGCAAGCAGAACGTGCGGTCGCTGACTACGGGGGCTGGGTTCATGGCCGGGTGCGACGACATTCAGTCCCGCACGAGTGCTGTGCGAACTGCCATGCACATCCGCTCGACCGGCACTCCTCGTCTAAGAGTACTCAGAGATTCCTGCCCGAACCTCGAACGCGAACTGAAACGCTATCGCAAGAAGACGCAGTTCGTGAACGGTGTTGCGA